TGGGTGAACGCAGCGAGAGGTGGGGCAAGTGCCTAATGGCCCATGGCGCCGATCGTCGTAAACCGTGCGCTGCCGGGTGAACGCAGCGAGAGCGAGCTCGCGGACGCCTGCCCCAAGGTCTCAGCAACGGGGGTCGCAAACCGTGCGCTGCCGGGTGAACGCAGCGAGCGGCGCAGCGGTGTCGCGACCCCCTCGGCCTCGTCGTAATCCGTGCGCTGCCGGGTGAACGCAGCGAGTGCTCATCTCATCGAGAGGATCCGAGTTCGCTAGGCCGATGACTCGGCGACGTGTCGCAAACCGTGCGCTGCCGGGTGAACGCAGCGAGCGATGACTCGGCGATGTGTCACAAACCGTGCGCTGCCGGGTGAACGCAGCGAGGAAGTGGGGCATGCAATGGAAACAGTGCGCTGCCGGGTGAACGCAGCGAGAAGGAGATTGATTTAATGAGTTTTATGGACCAACTGCGTCGCAAACCGTGCGCTGCCGGGTGAAACGCAGCGAGGTGGCATCTTAGCGACATCGGTTCCGGCTTCATTCCGTCGCAAACCGTGCGCTGCCGGGTGAACGCAGCGAGCTTGCCGTGCTTGGCATCTCGCCGCGGAGCCGAGACCGCCCACCGGGTCACAAACCGTGCGCTGCCGGGTGAACGCAGCGAGCCGAAAGAGCAGCCAGCGTGCCGGGTGACGTGTCGTGTCCGTTCGCCTCGACCTCGTGCCTCTGACGGACCGAACGCAGCAACGATGGCTATGAATGCACCCGCAAGGGTTGTGGGTCATTTTCGTGTTGCGGCGGCCACAGTGTGGCTGGTATTTGCGTCACTATCTGACAGACAGTCTGTCAGGGGTGTCAGGGGGGAAGGGCTCTGAGAGCCGCAGAAATGTTGGGGAAAATGGGCCGTGACAGACCTGACAGACTCCGCCCATTAGATCGCCTATAGAGGCGCGCATACGCGCCTCATGACTCGCCAAGCACGGGGGTCTGTCAGGTCTGTCAGAGCGCATTTGCGGTTGTAAACCGGGCCGCAACCGCGGTTGCAATTAAATATTAGGGTGAAATCATGGAGATAAGAGGGGCGAAGACGGCCCTCGCCGAGGCGGTGGCCGACGCGCGCCAGCAGGAGTTGCGAGAGCTGCCGGTGCAGCTCGCGCTGTTCGACCAGCCGGCGCTCGAGCATCAGCCGATCGCGAACGGGCACGAGGCGAACGGACATGATACGCTCGCGCGGCGCGGTCCTGGGCGGCCGCCGGGCGCTCGTAATCGCCGCACCGACGAGGCAGCGCGCATCTATATGGCGGAATTTGGCGATCCGCTGCGTCGCGCAGTCGCAATCTCGGCAATGCCGATCTTGGCGCCTGGAGTATTGCCTGAATTAGCTAAAGTATTAGGCTGCGATCGCATAACTGCCGCTAAATGGTGGACAAGCACCTTGGCGGCTACACTCCCGTTTATCCATCAGAGACTTGCGACACTCGAAATAAAGCCGGCCGGCTCACCGGAAGGCGGCGAACCGGTGCGGTGGGAATTTTCCGACGGTGAGCAGTTGGCGGCCGAGATTGTGGCGGTCACCGCGCCAGACGAACCCGAGGAAACCTGTTGATCGGCGTGGGTTCTTGTGGAGTATCGCTAAAGCGATACCCCGCAGGGAGCCTCGTGTTGCGATTTATGTATTGATCGCAACGGGAACCCCGAGTGTGTTGTGCTTGGTGGTTACTGTCGCAACTGAAGGGGGGATGGGTGATTACGCGACGTTTTACCCGCCCGAGCGTCTGATGGACCGGCACGACCCGAAATGGCGACTCGGTGCCGATGTGGAAGCCTGGCGGGCAATGCGTAGCTGGCTGAGAGAGGAGCGTTGGAAGCTGTTGTGGTTACTGCGGTGGCGTGCGCGGAGGAATTCCCTCCGGCTTGAGCGTTAAACAGGAGCTCCTGCCCATCGGATGACAGGATAAAACCCCGCCGGAAGCGGGGTGTTTGTGATCGTCGTTGCGCCGTGCAGCGCTCAGTCCCAGGAGTAGACGCGGCCGGCGGGTGGCTTGATCCAGATTTGACAGCGCGAATTCAGGTGGCGCGCCTCGGTGGCGAGGGCCTGGACCTCCTTTTCGTCCTCGCCCTGGGCGTGGAACAGGACCTTTTGACCGTCGCGGCTGAGGATGGTGATGAGCCAGGTCATGCCTGGCTCTCCTTCACGAGCCGCATCACCAGCTTGTGGTCGACGGCGAAACCGCGCTCGCGCATGCCGGCGGCGATGCCGCGGTATGAGGCGCCGGCGGCATGCATCGTGCGCATCATCGCGACGGCATCCTGCTCGGCCGGGTCGGGCTCGACGCCGCCCGCCTGGTCGAGGTGCCAGCCAAAGGGCGGGCGGTGGCCGCCGAGAAACCGGCCGCGCTTGGCTTGGTCGCGCTTAACGTCGCGGATCCGCTCGCGAGTACGGTCGCGCTCGGCCTCGGCGACCGCCGACAGGATCGTGAACACCAGCTTGGAGATGCCATTGCCGGTGACGTCGCCGCCCAGGTCGATCATGTGCAGGCTGACGCCGCGCGCCTGCAGCTGCTGCAGGACCTGGAGCGCGTCGATGGCGCTCCGGAACATGCGGTCCAGCTTGGGGGTGATGACGATGTCGCCCGGCTCGAGCTGGGCGAGCAGGATGCGGCCCTCGGGGCGCTCGGCGAGCGGTACCGAGCCGGAGACGCCGGCCTCGACAAAGACCCGGCTGACCTCCCAGCCGTGCTGCATCGCATAGCCGCGGATCATCCGCTCCTGGGTGCCTAAGCTCTGGCCCTCATCGGCTTGCGCCGAGGTAGAAACGCGTTCGTAACCATAAATGGCCATAGTTTCCGCGCTCCTTTAGAGGTAGCCGACGAGGATGCCTTCTTCGTCGAACACGGCGATGATGTAGCCTTTGGCGTGCTCCTCAACGGCGAAGGTCCAGCCATCGTCGGTGTCGGCGTTGAGGCGAACTACTGCGGCAGCGGGGGCCGCGGGGCCGGCGAAATGGTGGGCCAGGTGGGGATCGGTGCCGGGGATCGTCATTGTACTGCTCCTGCCTCGTTCAGCGCAGATCGCTGCGCAGGATCTGCTGCGCCTCGAGCATCCGCACCAGTTTGGTCGCCCATTCGGCGGCCACGTCGGGCTTGCCGCAATCGCGGTAGGCGATGGCTTTGGCTAGGGCTTGGCTGAGGTCGCTGCGGGTGGCTGTGTCGGTCATTGTGCTGCTCCTGCGGGGGTGTTGCTAGTGCGGTACCCCATAAAGATGGGCACGACGCGGGGTATTGCAATACGATGGCCCGTAAAAATCGGATGCAACAGCCTGTTTTTTCGAGCAAACAAGTTGCGCAAAAGGAGGGGGAAGATGGGGCGGCGATTATTGTGGACGCCTGAGGCGGTGGCGCTGGTAGGTGAGCTCAAGGTGCAGGGGTTGGGGCCGACCGCGATCGGTCGTCAGATTGGGGTGAGCTCGCAGCGGGTCGGGAAGCTGTTTGCTCGGCTGCGCCAGGCCGACGGGGAGGGGGCGGTGCCGCCGCGCCGGCAGCCGCTGCGTTTGGGCTGGTGGGATGCCGACGGGCGGCGCGAGGCCGCCTTGGTCATGGTCATGGCCGGGATGACTATGGCGGCGATCGCCGACGAGCTCGGCACCAGCAGGAACGCGGTCATTGGCGTGGTCGCTCGCGCTCGGATGGCGCAGCAGGCCGCGGCTGAGGTCGAGGCTAAAATTGAGGCTGAAATCGAGACCAGGGAGCTCGCCGGTCTGGCGCCCGCGACCCTCGAGGACCGGCTGCGTTGGGCGGTCGTTATGGCGCCGGGGTGCCGGTGGGTCTTTGGGACGCCGCTGGCGTGGAGCGGCTGTGACGATTGGCGATGGTGCGGCGTCGAACCCCTGGTCACCGGATCGGCTTATTGCCAGACGCACTGGCGTGCCTCGCGGCAATGAAGGCCCGCCGGGCGAAAAGCCGGGGGAAGGTTGGGCCGGGGCGGGCCGGGCCCGACATCACCCCGCCGTCGCCGGAGCGACAGCGGCATGGCCCGGTCGAGCGGGCCGCAGCGACGGTCATGGATGCCCGGGGCGGCGTCGGCCTGCCTTATCGGGCGATTCACACGACCGAAATAATGTTGCGCGCCGGCACGATCACACGGGAGAATTTTCTCGCGGGCGAGCGCTTCCACCGGGATTTTGTCAAATCCGGATTGGATCCGCTGGCGGCTGCCGACCTCGGGCGGCTAGTGCTCACCTCCGCGGGCTCGCGGCACGAACGAGCCCAGGGCAGCGAGCATGCCCGCGACCTGGTGATGCTGGCGCTGGCGACGCTGGGCGGCCCGGATTCTACGTTAGGATCTTGTGCATACCATTGTCTCGGTCGAGAGCTGAGTCTGCGCCAGTGGGCAATCTACCGTGGCGCGAATCGCCGTCAGCCGGTGAATTTTAGCACGGGGATCCTCGCCGGCGCGTTAGATTTGCTACGGATTCATTACTTTAGCCGAGATCATCGCCGGCTCGGTTGACAGGATCGAATTTTCGAACCCATGCTTTCTCCCTACTGATCGAGCGATCCGCCGCCGGCGAGACTAAATCGGGAACGCCGGGTTAATTTGGGACCGCGCCTTTTCCCGACGACCGGTCGGCCCTACCAATGAGATCAAACCGAGAATAGCCGCCCGGCGCGGTCACGGCACCCCCAGGCGCCACGCCCACAGCACAATCACGACCAGCAAGACGCCGGTTAGCAGGGCCCACCATCGTGCACGTTCCAACTTGGGTTCCTCGGCGATCATCAGATGCGTGCGGGAGCTGGCCTGGGACAAGTCGCGGAGCGCGATAGTCGTAGTTGCTCGCGCTCCGAGACCCTGCAGGTCTTCCCGCGCGCTACCCACGAGGAGGTCGGCCGTAAATCAATGGCGGGTGATTACGAGCCCGACGGCGCGCAGCTGCGGGCGTTCTACACGTCCAACAACTTTCTGCGGGCATTGATCGGGCCGGCCTATGCCGGCCGCAAGACGTGCTGCGTGCATGACATCCTGCGCCGCGCCACCTGTCGCCCCTACATGCGGCAGACCAAATGGCGCTGGTTTGTCGTCCGTCCGACGCGCGCCGAGCTCGAGCGCTCGGTCGTTGCGGCCGCGAAGGCGGTGCTCGGGGCCGACGGCGCCGGCGACTGGAAGCAGGAGCGTGGCTGGCGTTACGGGGTGCTTTATACGCTCGGCACCGACGGGGTGAAGCGGTCTCTGGAGATCGACTTTCTCGGCATGGACGACGCCGGCGACCGGCGGCGCCTCGCCAATGGCGGGGTGACCGGGGTGTGGCTCGACGACGCGCGCAACCTCGCCGAGGCGGTGCTCGACGACGCGATCCGCGCGGCCGGCACGTTTCCCTCGCCGATCGAGGGCGGCGTCGTGTGGTCGGGAGTGATCTGCTCGTCGCGCATGCCGGCGCCGGGTCACTGGCTGGTCACCCGGCCGGTCGAGCCGGGCGATTTGACCCTGTTCCGGCAGCCCAGCGGGCGCGCCGAGAAGGCCGAGAACCTCGAGGCTCTCAAACGCCGCGGGTTCTCCTACGAGGCGTTCGCCCACGAGCGGCACGAGGACTGGGTGCGCGTCAACATCGACGCCGAGCTCGGCGCCAGTGCGGCGGAGACCGCCGCCGAGGAGAGCCGGGCTGCGGCGCGCGGCAGCTTGGCGAAATTTGTCGAGGTCACCGCGCCCGACATCCGCCCAGCGTCGCACCACCAGCTGCTGATCGGCAAGCTCGAGGCGATGGCGCGCGGCGAGACCAAGCGGCTGATGTTTTTTCTGCCGCCGGGGTCGGCGAAGAGCACCTACGGTTCGATGTTGTTCCCGCCCTGGTACATGGGCAACCACCCCGGCGCCTCGGTGATCGCCGCCTCGCACGCCAAGGAGCTCGCCGAAAGATTTGGCCGCCGGGTGCGCAACATCGTCTCCTCGCCGGTCTTCCGCGACGTCTTCGGCTTTGGTTTATCGGGGGAATCGGGCGCCGCAGGCCGTTGGGAAACCGCGCGAGGGGGCGAATATTTTGCGGTCGGGGTGGACGCCTCGGTGACCGGCCGGCGCGCCGATTTGGGCATCATCGACGACCCGGTCAAAGGCCGCGCCGACGCCGACAGCGCGACCGTCCGTCAACACGCGTGGGACTGGTACAAGGCCGATTTTTGGACGCGCCTTAAGCCAAACGCGGCAGTTTTATATATTGGTACGAGATGGCATGACGACGATCTCGCCGGTAGGTTGTTGGAGGAGGCCAAGATCGGCGGCGAACAATGGGAGGTCGTTAGCCTGCCGATGATCGCCGAGGGCGAGGATCCGCTCGGTCGCCAGCCCGGCGAGCGGTTGTGGAAAGAGTGGTTCACGGCTGAAATGGTGGAGATCGCCCAACGCGACACGCGCAACTGGTCGGCGCTCTACCAGCAGCGGCCGATGCCAGAATCGGGCGATTTCTTCAAATCCGAGTGGATCCGCTGGTACGACACCCCGCCGCCGCGCGAGGAGATGCACACTTACGGCGCCTCGGACTGCGCGGTCAGCGAGGACACCGGTGATTTTACCGTGCATCTGATCGCCGGCGTCGACCCGCATGACGACATCTACCTGCTCGATCGGTGGCGTGACCAGGCGGCGAGCAATGTGTGGGTCGAGGCCCAGCTCGACCTGATGGAATTGTGGCGGACCTTCGACTGGGCCGAGGAAAAGGGTCAGATTGCCAAAGGTGTCGGGCCGTTCATCATCAAGCGCCAACTCGAACGCAAGGTCTATGCGCACCGCCGGCAATTCTCGACGAGCGGCGACAAGGCGAGCCGGGCCCAGGCGATCCGCGGCCGCACCGCGATGGGCAAGGTGTACCTGCCGCGGCGCGCCCCGTGGGCGTCCGAATTCGTCGATGAATTGCTGCGCTTCCCGGCCGGCAAGCACGATGACCAGGTGGATGCTTTCGCGTTGATCGGCCAGATGCTCGACCGCCTGGTTCACGGCACCAAGCCAAAGCAGCGCGAGCCGATGCGCTGCGCCAACGAGATGACGATGGACGAGCTGCTTGAGCTCGCCGGCCCGGGCGGGCTCTATGGGCGCCCGATCCCCGGCGGCGGCCCCTACCGGATCCAGTAGGAGGGACCGATGCCGCTGCGTGCGCTGCTGGGGCTATGCATACTGGCAGGGGCGGCGCTGGCCTACTGCAGCGCGCAGGCGGCGCATCCATGCGGCCACGGGCACCAACCGCCCTGCATGCCGCCGCCGCCGCCACCGCCACCCCCGACGCTGACCTTGACTTTCGCGCCGCAAATGCCGGCGATCCCGGCCTCGACACCGCTGGGCACGACGGTGGCTACCGTAACCGCGGCATGGAGCGACAGCTCGGCCTTCACCGGAACCCTGACGCTGCCCGCCGATGATGGCGGCACTTTCGCGCTCAGCTGCGCGCAGTGCGCGACCGCCAACATCGTCGTCAACCCGATGGGGCTCGGGGTGGCGGGCGACGGCGGCACGGTGCAGAGCATCACGGTCGCGGCAACGCAGTGAAAGGAACTCGCGGCGAGTACCCCGGCACCTTCCGCTCGTCACCCAATCGCTGGGGCATGAAGGTGTGGATCGACGGCGCATTGCACTTTCTCGGCGCCTTACCCGACCGCGCCGAGGCGGCGGCTTACGTGTGTCTGGTCGAGAGCCGCTACCCGCAGCGTCTGCGCCGGCGGCGCGGCACGGTGTACCAGTACAGAGGCCGGTGGCTCGCGCTCGGGCCGCGCCCGCAGCGGCGGCGCCTGGGGATCTTTCCGACCCGCTGGGCTGCCGAGCGGGCGCTCACTGAGGAGATCTCGCGGGATGGCTGATGGGCTATCCGGTCTAACCGGCACTGCCGGCGCCACGATCGAGGAGCGCTCCGACCTCGGCAGCGGCCCCGACGCGACCGTCAATTTCTGGAAGACCGAGCTGAAGCTCGCCGAGGACGAGGACGAGCGGTTTGTGACGCGCGGCCGCATCATCGTCGCGCGCTATCGTGACGAGCGTGAGGCGAATGAGGGCCGCATCGCCAAATACAACATACTTTGGTCGAACACCGAGACGTTGAAGCCGGTGCTTTATGGAAGAGTTCCAAAACCGGAAGTAAAACGCCGATTTACCGACAACGACAACGAGACTTTGTCGCGGATCGGCGCTGAAATACTGCAGCGCGCCTTGTCCTATGACGAGGATATCGAGGAATTCGACGATGTGATGCAGCAGGTCGTCGAGGATCGGCTGTTGCCGGGGCGCGGCGTCGCGCGGGTGTTCTACGAGTACGACCTCGGCGAGGAGGAGGAGGACCCCGATAGCGAGGAAAGCTCCGATGGGGACGAGGAGAGCGAGGGCGGGACTGGGGACGGCTCGCCGGGATCGTCGCCGCCGGCGCCGGGGGCGCCTTCGACGGTGCCTTCGACGACGACGTCAGCCGGGGCATCCCCCGTGGGGAGCCCGCTCGGGGCATCCGCCGGGACATTTCGGGCGGTAAGCAACGAGCGGGCGCCGGTGCGTTATGTGTTTTGGGAAGACTATCGCGAGACGCCGGCCCGGTTCGAGAAGGAAATCTGGTGGAAAGCCTACCGGTCCTACATGACCCGGCAGGAATTGGTCGATCGGTTCGGCAGCGGTATAGGTAAAGATGTTACGCTAGATTACTCGCCAAAGGGGATCGGTTCGAGCGATCTCGAGGGGCCACTCGGCGACGCCTTCAAAAAGGCCCAGGTGTGGGAGGTCTGGGACTGCAAGAAAAAATCGGTTACTTGGATTGCGACGTCGCACGACAAGCCGCTTGATGAACAGGACGATCCGCTCGAATTGCCGGGGTTTTTCCCGTCGCCGCCGTGTCTGCGGGCGACCGCGACGAACAACAAGCGGGTGCCGGTCCCGGATTATTACGAGTACCAGGACCAAGCGGGCGAGCTCGACACCTTGACCGCGCGCATCGACCGGCTGACCCGGGCATTGAAGGTCGCCGGCGTCTATGCCGGCAGCGAAAAGGCGGCGTTGCAGCAATTGGTCGGCGATTCGAGCGAGAACAAATTGATCCCGGTCGACGACTGGGCCGCCTTCGCCGGCGACAAGGGCGGTCTCAACAATTTGATCCAGTGGCTGCCGGTCGAGCAGATCGCCAAGGTGCTGTTGCAGCTCTACGACGCCCGCGAGCGGGTATTGCGGATCATCTACCAGACGACCGGCCTCGCCGACATCCTGCGCGGCGAGACCGACGCGCAGGAGACCCTCGGCGCGCAGCAACTCAAGACCCAGTTTGCGACGCGGCGCATCACGCGGGCGCAAAAAGAGGTCGCCCGGTTTGCGCGCGACCTCTTGCGGCTGCGCGGCGCGGTCATGTCGCGTCATTTCAGCCCCGACACATTGTCGCGCATGGCGGGGCTGCCCGAACCGCTGCCGGCATTGCCGCCGGCGCCGCCGATGCTTATTCCGGCGCCGCCACCGCAATTGCCGGCAGCGGGACCGCCCGGAGCGCCTCCGGGGGCCGGTCCGCCGGGAGCGCCTCCAGGAGCGCCTGGAATACCTCCGGGAATGCCTCCGGGAATGGGAATGCCCCCAGGAGTGCCTCCGGGCGTCGCTGGAGGGCCTCCAGGCGTTCCCGCTCCCGGTGGCGCGGTCGTGCCGATACGGCCCCCCATGGCCCCTGGAATGGCCCCTGGGGGGCCTCCGGGGTCGGCGCCGCCGATCCCAGGTGCCCGGCTCGCGCGTGATGGCAGGCACTATGTCCCCGATCCACGCCGTCCCGGCAAATATCTGATGGTCGCGTAACCCGATGGCGTTGATCCCGGTCGATCACGACCCGGACTTTGTCGACGATCCGAATGCGCCGTCGCCCCTACCCTCGCCGCTGTTGCCCGCGGCGCCGCCGATCGCGCCCGGTCCGCGGGTCGGGATGCAGCCGCCGAGCCTCGAGGAATTATCGGTCCCGGGGCGCGATGCGATCCAGAGCCCCGATCTCGATGCGCTACGGAGCCTCGATCTCTCCCGAATAACCGGCATGCCGAGCGCGGTCGAGCAGGCGCAAGCGTCGGATGCCGAGCAGGCGCGACTGATCGCGCAGGGTCAGTATGGCCGCGCGACGCTGACCGGCCTCGATAACCCGTTTCTCTATGCGCTCGGCACCGGAGCGGTGGGCGAAGGTGCAGCGGCGGCGCCGCGCAGCGGGCTGATCCGCAACGCCGATCACGACACGATCCTGCCGGTTGAAAACCGCCGGGTCGGACCCTATCAGGAGGGGGCCGGCACGATGCCGGTCGCCGGGGGTGCCGATTGGACCGATCTCGATATGAAGCAGTCGATCGGCGGCATGCAGTCGAGCCCCGAGGCGCTGCAGAAATCCTGGGACGATGCGGTCAACACGATCCGCGCGTGGAGCCCGGAGCAGGCCACGGCGATCGACAAATACCTCGCCGACCATCCCGAAGTCGGCCCGAACACGCCGAAATTCTGGAATGATGCGCTGAGCCAGGAGCAAAAAATGCGCTACTGGTACGAGCTCGGCACGCGCAAGTTTCAGAGCGAAGGGCTCGACCAGCACCCCGAGGACATGCGCGATACGCTCAATGTGACGGCGGCGACCTCGCCCAGCGCCGAACCGCTGCAAAACCTGCAGCGCACGATCGGGGTGATGGCCGAGCACCAGCAGGGCCAGCCGATCTCGACCGATTTGATCCAGCCCGGGGCGGTCCGCATGGCGCTGACCGGCGGCATGGAAGCCCCCAAGACGACCAACTACACGGGCACGTTTCTGCACATCGCCGGGGTCGACGACAAACCGCCGATCAGCGTCAACGACCGCCAGCATGCCGAGGTCCTCGGCATGGACCCCGAGGAATTGGCCAAGCGCCCCGATCTCTATGCGCTCGCTTCGCTGTTCACGCAGAATTTTCGCGATGCCGAGAATGCGGCGCGGCCGGGGGTCGCGGCGGGCACCGAGAACCCGTTCGAGAGCTGGCAGATCCAGGCGCCGGCCTGGACCCATTACCGCGGCACGAAGAGTGCGGCCAAGGTCGGGGTGTCCGACGATTACGCCGATGTGATGGACAACCACATCAAGCCGGCGCTCGAGGCGGCCGGGGTCGACACCAGTCCGGGGCTGTTCAGCCGGGAGGTGCTGGGGCATCCCGATGTGCCGAATTTGATGAGCGGCACCCGCCAGCAATATCTCGCCTCGCCAACCGCGACACTCGAGACCGCGACGCAGATGACGCCGGAGGGCCGGAATGCGAGCGGTTTACTGGCCCGCCTGCCATCGGCCGGCCCCGATGCGCCGCCCTGGGCCAACCAGGCGCGCTCCGGTATGGACAGCGTGCAGCGGCAGTCGATGCGGGCGTTGACCACCGGCAACCAGAATTCGGTGATCTCGCAGCTGGTGGCGCCGGTCATCGGTCAGCGCGGCGCCGCAGTTAGCCGTTTCGACACCAATAGCGGTTGGGGCACCTATCAGGGCGACATCACCCCCAATCTGCGCATCCCGATGTGGGCGGGGACGGGGTCTGGCCGGGTTACCTTGACCCCCGAGCAGATCCACCCGGTGCTCTCGGCACTGGGCGATGCGTTTGGCCAGGAGGCGACGCCGGCCTCGCATTTCGAGACGATGCCGCCGACGGCCGACGCTGGCGATCGGCTGCGGACGCATTCGGTGTTTGTGCCCGAGACGGGTCCGGGGGCGAACCCGGTAACGACCGCGCAAGTGCAGCAATTTCAACAATCGCTTGGTCACGGCGGCGAGGTGAGCGTGTCGCGCCGCCCCAACGGTACCCTGATCGATGTTCATCCGGCTTTTCCGGAAAACCAGGCGCCGGTGGAGCCGTCGCTCGGTCAGGTTCAGGCTGCGGCGATGGGCGCACTTGACCAGCCGGGGCGCGATATCCACGTTTTTCCGCGGGCGTACCAGTGGTATTATCCCGAGCATCCGAGCGAAAACGCCGTCGAGAATTACGACACGCATATCAACAAATTTTGGGAAGGCCAGCGCAATGCCGATCAGAATAATGTCGGGGGACCCGGAGGAGTTCGAGCGAATCGTTGGAGCGCCGAGCAGCGAGCTGGTGCTTTCGAGGACGCGCGGCAAAGGGCGCGCGACATCGCCGAGCAGCAACGGGTCGCCACCCAGGCCTGGATCGACAAGTGGCAACCCCGCATCGAGCAATACGAGCAGAACCCCCCCGGAGCGCGGGGGCGCCAGCTAAGGCCGCTCGCCGCCGGGCCGCTCGGAGCGCTGACCGACCCGGCGCAGGCGGCGCGGCCGCCGCCCAACCTGATCCCTGTCGATCACAATCCGTTTGCCGGCGAATAGCCGGTTTTTTTATGCCCGGACAAAGGATTTAACCCATGTCCGAACAGCGTAGCGATGTCTGACGGTCGTGGCGTAGCGCTGCCCCCGCCGCCGATGGGTCCGCCGCCGATGGGTCCGGGGGGGCCGCCGATGGGCCCGCCGCCGATGGGCCCGCCGCCGATGGGGCCGCCGATGGGGCCGCGGCCGCCAATGCTGCCGGGTCCGGGCGGGCCGCCGCCTGGTCCGTTGGCCGGTGCGCTGGTCGGCCCGATGCCGGGTGGTCCCGGCGGGCCGATGGGCGGGCCTCCTATGGCTGGGCCGGTGCCCGGCACGATGCTCAACCCGGCTTTTGTTCAATGGCGTCAGGTGGCGCAGGCCTGGCAGGCTGAGAACCAGCAGCGCCGCCAGCAGTTTCTCGCGGCCTGCAAATTGCTGCGCGAGGACGCGGTCAACGGCTTTAAGATCGACATTGAGGCGGACAGCACGGTGGCGGCCGACGAGCAGGCCGAAAAGGCGTCGCGCACCGAGTTTTTACAGTCGCTCCTGCCGATGATGCAATTACTGTTGCCCCAGGTGCAGCAGAACCCGGCGGTCGCGCCGTTGATCAAGTCCCTGGTCATGTTCGGCATGCACGCCTTCCCGGCG